AAAAAATATAATTTAACTCCACAGGGAATAAAAAGAATTATTTTAAAGGAATGTTGGACAAATGTTTAAACTTAATAAAGATATTAAAGTAAAAACTCCCGATGGATTTAAATCTTTTTCAGGAATTCAAAAAGTATATAAACCTTTCTATCATTGGATAATATTTGATGATGGAACAGAAATAAAGTGCTCCGACAATCACTCTTTTGGAAAAGAAAAAATTAAAGCATCAATAATTAAAGTAGATGATATATTACAAGGAAAAAGAGTAGTATATAATGAAATAGTAGAAGAAGGAGTATATCTGTATGATTTACTTGATGTTGGTATAGATAATCTATATTATTCAAATAATATAATATCACATAATTGTGAATTTTTAGGATCTGTAGATACACTTATAGCACCTTCAAAACTTAGAAGTTTGGTTTATGATTCACCAATAAAAAGAAATGCTGGTCTTGATATACATGAAAATCCAATAAAAGAACACGACTATGTAATTACAGTGGATGTTGCAAGAGGTGTAAATGCAGATTATTCAGCATTCGTGGTTATTGATATAACACAATTTCCTCATAAATTGGTAGCAAAATATAGAAATAATGAAATAAAACCAATGTTATTTCCAAATATAATTTTTGAAGTTGCTAAAAATTATAATAACGCTTATATTTTATGTGAAGTTAATGATATAGGAGATCAAGTAGCATCTTTATTACATTATGATTTGGAATATCAAAATGTTTTAATGTGCTCTATGAGAGGAAGAGCTGGCCAAGTAGTTGGTCAAGGATTTTCTGGAAAGAAAACTCAACTTGGAGTAAAGATGTCAAAAACTGTTAAAAAAGTTGGGGCATTAAATCTTAAAACAATTATAGAAGAGGATAAATTATATTTTAATGATTATGATATAATTTCAGAACTTACTACATTTATTCAAAAAACAAATTCATTTGAAGCTGAAGATGGATGTAATGATGACTTAGCCATGTGCTTAGTGATTTATGCTTGGTTAGTAGCACAAGATTATTTTAAAGAACTTACAGATCAAGACATTAGAAAAAGATTATATGAAGATCAAAAAAATCAAATAGAGCAAGATATGTCTCCTTTTGGATTTATAGTTGACGGTAATGAAAGCACTAATTTTGTAGATGTAAATGGTGATCGTTGGTTTGTTGATGAATATGGTGATATGTCTTATATGTGGGACTATATGTAAATAAACAAAATAATAAATAGTTTTTAGATAAATGAGAACTAAGGAGAGAAAATGGCAACTCCCCAATTGTCACCTGGTATAATCACCAGAGAGGTTGATTTAACCGTAGGAAGATCTGAAAATGTATTAGATAATATTGGTGCAATTGCTGGACCATTTTCAATTGGACCAGTAAATGAACCTATTGATATTTCAACAGAGCAAGAATTAATCAAATCTTTTGGTAAACCTCTTTCTACTGATAGACAATATGAGTATTGGATGAGTGCTGCATCTTATCTCTCATATGGTGGAATTTTAAAAGTTGTAAGAGTTGATGATAATAATCTAAAAAATGCAAGAGTTGGGTATAATACGACTGCAACAGTTGATATTAGAAACTTTGATGATTATAATTCTCAGGAAACTGGAAGTTATCACTTTGCAGCAAAGACTCCAGGAACTTGGGCAAATAATCTTAAAGTTTGTGTAATTGATGATAAAGCAGATCAGATTATTGGTATCAACACAACTAATCTTTCCGCTTTAGGTGCTACCATCGGAGCAGGTGTTACAGCAGGAATTTCCACAGTGAATATTGCTGGTGTTGGTACTGTAACTAGTTTTTCAGGTTATTTGAAAGGAATCATTACTGGAGTTTCTACCGATGGTGTAAATGGCGGATCTACAATTGATGTAAAAATTGTATCAAGAGTTTCTTCTGCGGGAACTGAAACTCAAATAACTTATGCAGAAGGATCTAGATATTCATCTTTTGAAATATCTGATACTTTATACTTTGTAAATAGTGTTGGATTTAATACAGGTTCTAATACAAATTCTACATCTGCAATAGATTGGTATGATCAACAAACGTTAAATCTTACTAATTCTACTTTATACTGGAAGTCAATCGCACCAAAACCAGTTACTACACAGTATGCTTTAGATAGAAATAGCAAAAATGATGGAATTCATATCGCAGTTATTGATGATGATGGATCAGTAACTGGAATTCAAGGAAATATTCTTGAGAAGCATTTAAATTTATCTAAGGCAACTGATTCTGTTTCAGGAGTAAATTCACCACAAAAAACTTGGTATAGAAATTATCTTGCAAATTTCTCAGAATATGTTTATTCTGGAACAAATTATTATACTACTGCAGATAGTATAAACAACGTAATACCAGTAGTGACTGGATTTACAACTTATTCTGGAACCAAGACAGAATCATTTAACCCAATTACTGCATCAAACGGAGGTTGGAATAAAGAAGCACAAGGTACTGTATTTAATGCAATTGGTAATGTAACCTTCACTCTTTCTGATGGTGCTGATTACTCTGGAAATGGTATGAGTGCTGATTTAGGATCATTAAATACGGCTTACGATTTATTCTCAAATAATGATGAAATTGAAGTAGATTATTTAATTTACGGTCCTGGATTAGATACTAAAGATAATTCACAAGCAAAAGCAAATAAACTTATCTCAATTGCAGAAAATCGTAAAGATTGTGTTGCTGTTATTTCACCATATAGAAGTGCAGTAGTTGATATTACAAATACAACTACACAAACAAATAATGTAATTGATTTCTTCTCTCCGTTGTCTTCTTCATCTTATGCAATCTTTGATAGTGGATATAAGTACACTTATGATAGGTTTAATAACCTATTTCGTTATATTCCTTGTAATGCTGATATTGCAGGACTTATGGCTAGAACAAATGTTACTGGATTCCCTTGGTTCTCACCTGCAGGTCAACAGAGAGGTGTTTTAAATAATGCAATTAAACTTGCATACAATCCATCAAAAGCGCAAAGAGATCTTCTTTATAAAGCAAGAGTAAATTCAGTAATTAATCAGCCTGGAGTTGGTATTTTACTTTTTGGTGATAAAACTGCGTTGTCTTATGCTTCAGCATTTGATAGGATTAATGTTCGTAGACTATTCTTAACTGTAGAGCAATCTCTACAAAGAGCAGCACAGTCTCAGTTATTTGAATTAAATGATCAAACTACGAGAGCAAACTTTGTCAACATTGTTGAACCATATTTGAGAGATGTTCAGGCAAAGAGAGGTGTGTATGACTTTTTAGTAATTTGTGATGAAACTAATAACACCCCAGATGTTATTGATAATAATGAATTTAGGGCAGATATTTTCCTAAAACCAACTAGATCAATTAACTATATTACTCTTACTTTTGTTGCTACAAGAACTGGAGTTTCTTTCCAGGAAGTAGCTGGAAGAGTTTGATTTGATTATAATTAATTACACACGGAGGTTCTAAAAATGTCAACTCTCAGAACAATTACGGGGTTTAAAGAAAGACTTGCTGGTGGTGGAGCAAGACCAAATCTTTTTGAGGTGGAAATTCCAAGTTTTCCAGAACCACTACAAAACTTATGGTCAACAGGTGCAGGTCAAGAAGTTGAGACATTTAAATTTTTATGCAAAACTGCTGCTCTTCCAGCATCAAATGTCTCTCCAATTGATGTTCCATTTAGAGGACGTATTTTAAAAGTAGCAGGAGATCGTACATTTGATGTTTGGACTGTTACTGTGATTAATGATGAAGATTTCAAGATTAGAACTGCTTTTGAGCTTTGGATGAATAATATTAGCAAATTAGAGAATAATACTGGAGCAACAAACCCTGCTTCATATATGACTGATGCATATGTTCATCAACTTGGTAGAGGTGCTGGAACACTAAATTCAACTACAAATTCTGAATCTATCAATAATACAGCAATTACACCATTAAGAACTTATAAGTTCTATGATATTTTCCCAACTAATGTATCAGAAATTGCTCTTTCATATGATTCTTCTGATACTATTGAAGAGTACACTGTAGACTTCCAAGTACAGTGGTGGTCTGCAGAAAATACAGACGCAACTAACACTGAAATTTCTTAATAAATATTAGCAAGTAATTAAAAGTATATAATGTCTAAGTTGTTTGGATTTTCCATTGAAGATGATGATAAAAAATCTCCTAGTGTAGTATCCCCCGTCGTCCCTAACAATGAAGACGGGGTTGATCATTATTTAACTAGTGGATTTTTTGGATCATATGTTGATATTGAAGGAGTATATAACTCTGAATTTGAATTAATCAAAAGATATCGTGAAATGGCTCTTCACCCAGAAGTGGATAGTGCTATTGAAGATATTGTAAATGAGGCAATAGTATCGGATAGTAATGATGTTCCAGTTCAGATTGAGCTTTCTAATTTAAATGCAAGTGATGGAATAAAGAAAAAAATTAGAGATGAATTTAAATATATTTTAGATTTATTGGATTTTAACAAAAAGTCACACGAAATATATAGAAATTGGTATATTGATGGTAGATTATACTATCATAAAATAATTGACCTAAAAAAACCTCAAGATGGTATAAAGGAATTGAGATATATTGACGCAATGAAAATGAAATATGTGCGTCAAGAAAAAAAGAAAGATAATAATGGAAATGGAGCATTTATTAAGAAAATTAATAATGATCCAATGGATTATGAATTTCCCGAAATTGAGGAATATTTTATATATAATCCAAAAATGTCTTATCCAACCAGTTCAATGTCTGGTAAATCTTCAAGTCTAACATCTGGAGGTATTAAAATGACTTCAGATTCAATTACATATTGCACTTCAGGTTTAGTTGATAGAAATAAATCAATTACTTTATCATATTTAAATAAAGCAATTAAATCACTCAATCAACTTCGTATGATTGAAGATTCTCTTGTTATTTACAGACTATCTCGTGCTCCAGAAAGAAGAATTTTTTATATTGATGTTGGAAATCTTCCAAAAGTAAAAGCAGAACAATATCTTCGTGATGTTATGATGAGATATCGTAATAAACTTGTTTATGACGCTTCTACGGGAGAAATTCGTGATGATAAAAAGTTTATGAGTATGCTTGAAGATTTCTGGTTGCCTCGTCGTGAAGGAGGAAGAGGGACTGAAATTTCAACTTTACCTGGCGGTCAAAATCTTGGAGAAATTACAGATATTGAATATTTTAAGAAAAAATTATATAGATCTTTAAATGTACCACCATCAAGAATGGATGGTGAAGGTGGATTCAATCTTGGAAGATCTTCTGAAATTTTAAGAGATGAACTAAAGTTCACTAAATTTGTAAGTCGTTTGAGAAAAAGATTTTCTCAAATGTTCAATGATATGCTAAAGACTCAACTCATACTTAAAAACATAATAACTCTTGAAGATTGGGATTTAATGCAACAGCATATACAATATGACTTTTTATATGATAATCATTTTTCAGAGTTAAAAGAAGCAGAACTCTTATCTGAAAGATTGAACTTGGTTGCAACTGCAGAACCTTATGTAGGTAAATATTATTCTCAAGATTATGTTCGTAGAAATATTTTAAGACAAACTGATCAAGAAATTATTGAACAAGATGAAATTATTAAAAAGGAGATTAAAGATGGGGTTATTCCAGATCCAACAGCAATGGTAGATCCAGAAACTGGACAACCAATTACTGATGATAATATTAGAGGACAATCTGGAAATGTTCCAATAGAACCAGAAATTGATGGTTCTGCAACTGAAGCACCAGAAGGTGGTGAAATTTAAACATAAATAGAAAAAACAACAAAGATAAACTATATGGAAGACCTACTTGATATGATCGTTTCTGACGAATCACCATCACAAATTAGCGATAAAATTAAGGATATTCTTTTTTCTAAGTCTGCAGAAAAAATTGATGCTTTAAGACCAGAAGTTTCTGCATCTATGTTTAATAGTAGTGAAGTAGAGGAACAAGAAGACTGAAAATAATAAATAACTAATAAGTATATAATAACTATAATGGCTCACAAACCAGTAGGTAGTGGTTCTTCGTTTTCTATTAGTGGAACAAGTGCTCAATCTGATATTATTTCAAAGCAAAGTGATACACTAAGAGTTGTTTCTGTAAATTCAGATTGTTTTGTAGCAATTGGAACTAACCCAGTTTCTACAAATTCAAATTATTATGTTCGTACTAATAGTTCAGAAACTATTAGTATCGGACAAGTTAAATCTCAAAAAGTTGTAGGAGTTACTACTGGAGCAACTACAATTATAGATTTTCCATCAGGAACAGAATCATCTTTTGAGGTTGGAGATTCAGTACAACTTACTGGAATTTCTCCAGCAGGAATTAATACTAACTTTGCAATTGTATCTAGTATAAATGCGTCTTCAGGGTATGATGGATATTATTCCACAAGATTAGTTTTGAATTGGGATACATCTAGCCAAAGTACTCCTACAGATTCTATAGGGGAATTGAGAGAAGTATTTAAGGTTTCTGGTAAATCTTCTGGTGCTTCTGGAGCACTTTATATTCAACAAGTTCAAATCAAAGGAGTTACCTGATGAAACTAATCAAAGAAGAAATAGAATCTGTAGAGTTTATTACAGAAACTGTTGGTAAAGTTAAAAAGCTTTACATTAAAGGACCTTTTTTGCAAGCAGAATGTGTGAATAGGAATAAAAGAAGATATCCAATGAGTATTTTGGAAAAAGAGGTAAAAAGATATTCTGATCTTTATATTGATAAGGGTCGTGCTCTTGGTGAACTTGGACATCCAACAGGCCCAACTGTAAATTTAGATAGAGTTTCTCATAAAATTGTAGAATTATACCGTGAAGGAAACAATTTTATAGGAAAGGCGCAAATACTTTCAACTCCTATGGGGAAAATTGCTGAGTCTTTAATTAAAGAAGGTGTTTGTTTAGGTGTTTCTTCAAGAGGTTTGGGTTCTTTGAGACCTACTAGAGATGGTTATAGTGAAGTTGGTGAAGATTTTATGTTAGCAACTGCTGCTGATATTGTTGCAGACCCTTCAGCACCTGATGCATTTGTTCAGGGGATTATGGAAGATAAAGAATGGATATATGATGCATCTAAAGAAACTTGGGTTATTGAATCAGTAAAGGGTATTATTGAAAGAGATGTTCAGCAAAGAAGACTTACTGAACAAAGAAAACTAGAACATTTTGAGAATTTTTTAAATAACCTTTAGATTAAAAATTTTTAATTTATAAATAAATATAGATTTAAATAGGAAAATCGGAGAGTTCAAATGTCTCGTGGAGATCTACAAGAAATGGAAGTAGGCACTAAGCAATCCAAAACTGCTGTAAATGCAGGTGCAAAACCTGCCGAAGCAATGCCTAAGTTGACTACAGGCATTCCTGATGGTCAAACTGGTGAATGGGAAGACTTGGGTGGACCAACCCCAGAAAATTATCGTTCAGACGATGATTCAGCAAAACTTTCAACTGCTGAGAAAACTCTTAAGCAGGTTAAAGATGTTGTAAATAAGGGAGCAAAATCTGCAGACCCTATGAAAGGAATGAAAGAAGAATCAGAAGTTGATGAAGATGATGAAGTTCTTCAGGAAGAAGAAATTGAAGAGAATGCTGAAGAAGTGACTTCTGTAGAAGATGAAAATATAAATGAAGAAAGTGAAGATGATGATGAAGAAGAAAGTGAAGATGATGAAGATGATTTAGATATTGAAGAAGATGTAAATGCACTTCTTGCTGGTGAAGAACTTTCCGAAGAATTTAAAGATAAAGCAAAATTAGTTTTTGAATCAGCACTTAGAACAAGAATTAGTGAAATTAAAGAGACTATTGAAGAAAATTATGCACAGGCACTTGCCGAACAAGTTGAAGAAATTAAAGATATTCTTACAGAGCGTGTTGATTCATACTTAGAGTATGTTTCTGATGAATGGATGTCTGAGAATGAACTATCAGTAGAAAAAGGTCTCAAAGAAGAACTAACTGAATCATTCTTATCTGGTATGAAAAATCTTTTTGAAGAACATTATGTACAAATCCCTGAAGATAAATACGATGTACTTGAGAGTATGGTAGAAAAACTTGATGATATGGAGACAAAACTCAACGAGCAGATTGAAAAGAATGTTTCCCTAAACAAGCGTCTCGCAGAGTCGGTTGCTGATGGAATCTTTGATGAAGTTTCTGAGGGTCTAGCACTTTCTCAGAAAGAAAAGCTCGCTTCACTTGCCGAAAGTGTTGAGTTTGAAAGTGACGAAGAATATCGTGAGAAGTTGGAGACCTTGAGAGAAGCATACTTCCCATCAAGAATAGTTTCTCCATCTGCTAAATCTGAAACTTTGTCTGAAGGTGTAGACAGCACACCAGAAGAAATTTCTGGAACAATGGCTGCATACTTGAAAACACTTTCAGGATTTAGCAAATGAATTTAATATAATTCAAACAAAAACACAGATTTAAAGAGGTAAACGCAAATGTTTCATTCAGAACAATTGCAGGAAAAGTGGGCACCACTTCTAGACTACGAAGGTCTTGATAAAATCAAAGATCATCATCGTAGAGCAGTAACCGCAGTCCTGCTAGAAAACCAAGAAAAATTCCTTAGAGAGGAATCAGCTTTCCAAACTGGATCTCTTCAAAATTTGATGGAGACTCCAACAGTCAATACTAATACTGGTGCAAATGCTGGTTTTAGTGCTGGTGCATCTTCACCAGTTGCAGGTTTTGATCCAGTTCTAATTTCACTAATCAGACGTTCAATGCCTAACTTGGTCGCATATGACCTCGCAGGTGTTCAACCAATGAATGGTCCTACAGGACTTATCTTCGCAATGCGTTCTCGCTACAACAACCAGAGCGGTACTGAAGCATTCTATAATGAAGCAGATACAGCATTCTCTGGTCAAGATGATGGATTTAACCTAACAGATGGTTGGTCCAATGGTAATGTTGGTCTTGGTACTACTAACCAGCAAGGAACTAATCCTGGACTTCTTAATCCAACTACGACCACATCTGGTGATGCAACCACTTATAATGTTGGTCAGGGAATGAGAACTGACGATGCTGAAAATCTAGGAAATGGTAACGATAATCAGTTCAACGAGATGGCTTTCTCTATTGAGAAAGTTGCTGTAACTGCAAAGTCCAGAGCACTTAAAGCAGAATACAGTCTAGAACTCGCTCAAGACCTCAAGGCAATTCACGGTCTGAATGCAGAAGCTGAGCTTGCAAATATTCTCAGTACTGAAATTCTTGCTGAAATCAACCGTGAAGTTATTCGTACCATTTATAATGTAGCAGAACCTGGAGCACAGGCAAACGTCGCTACTGCTGGTACTTTTGACCTTGATATTGACTCTAATGGTCGTTGGTCCGTTGAGAAGTTCAAGGGTCTACTCTTCCAGATTGAGCGTGATGCTAACGCAATCGCACAAAGAACTCGTAGAGGGAAGGGCAACGTAATTATGTGCTCTGCTGACGTTGCTTCTGCACTCAGTATGGCTGGAGTACTTGATTACACTCCTGCACTTAATGCAAATCTAAATGTAGATGATACTGGTAATACTTTTGCTGGTACTCTAATGGGTAAATTCCGTGTTTATATTGACCCATATGCCGCAAATGTTTCTGCTAATCAGTACTACGTTGTAGGATACAAGGGTTCTTCCCCTTATGATGCAGGTCTCTTCTATTGCCCATATGTACCTCTCCAGATGGTACGTGCTGTTGGTGAGAACACCTTTCAGCCAAAAATTGGATTTAAGACTCGTTATGGTATGGTTGCAAATCCATTCGCTGAAGGAACTAATGATTCTGCTCTAGGTCGCCTAGCAAGAAATGCTAATCGCTACTACAGAAGAGTTAAGATTAAGAACCTAATGTGATTCGGTTCACATATGTTTCAGGGAGGAGAAATCCTCCCTTTTTTATTGGTCATTTATAATAAATAGTAATAAAAAAATGACTAAAAATATATACGATAGTCAAATACAGAATAGAAATTTCTTATCACCTACTGGATTTAAATTTAGTTTATCTAGGTCACCTAAAGTTGCATTCTTCTCAAATACCGCAAATATTCCAGGAATTAACTTAGGAATTGCAAATCAACCAACATATTTAAAAGATATTGATATTCCTGGAGATAAATTAGTTTTTGACGAATTTAGAATTAGTTTTTTGGTTGATGAAAATCTTGAGAACTTTATGGAGATTCAAAATTGGATGAGAGGGTTAGGATATCCAGAAAGTTTGAAAGAAATATACGATTTACAAAATGAACCAAGAACAATTGATAATAGAAACTCACCAATGATGAATATCTATTCAGATGGTACTTTACAAGTTTTGAATAGTTCATATAATACTCAATTCAAAATTATATTTGAAGATATGTTTCCCACATTTCTTTCTGGACTTACATTTGATGCTACAGATAACTCAATTGAATACTTTACAGCAGAGGTGGTTTTTAGATATACTTACTATTATATCACAGACACAAAAGGAAATAGATTATGAGTATTGACTTGGAAAAAATCCAAGAAATGTGGGAAAAAGATTCAAAGATTGATGTTGATAATTTACATACAGAATCATTAAACGTTTCAATTTTGCATTCAAAATATTTTGAAATATATAATACTATATTACTCTTAAGAAAAAAGGCAGAACAACAAAAAAGAAATATTAGACACGAAAGGTATGAATATTATTCTGGAAAATCCGATCCAGAAGTTTATGTAGACAATCCATTTCCAAAAAAGATTAGAGATAAAGATACTATGCAAAAGTATCTAGATGCGGATGAAAAACTATCTCAAGTTTCTTTGAAAGTAGAATATTATGACGTAATGCTATCATATATTGAAGATATTTTAAAAATGATACATAATAGAACTTATCAAATTAAAAATTCAATAGATTATATGAAGTTTTCTTCTGGTATGTAATGTAAATAAATACTTGTAGCGACATTATACTAAGTGACTGATATTAAAATATCTAAAAAGAATGAGGTTTACATTAAGTTAGAATGTGAACCTCATATTTTATATGAACTTCAACAATATTTTACATTTGAGGTTCCTAATGCAAAATTTATGCCTCAAAGAAGAAATAAAAATTGGGATGGTACAATAAGACTTTTATCAGTTCACACTGGAGAAATATATGTTGGACTTTTAGATAAGGTTGTAGAAAAGATAAATCTTCACGGATATTCATACGAATTTGTAAATAATAAGTATTACGGATTACCTTTTGAGGTCAATGAAACAGTGTGTTTAGAAGGTGTAAAAGATTATATGAATAAAATTTGTTCATATGAGCCAAGAACATATCAAGTGAGTTGTGTATTTGATGCTTTAAAGTATAACAGAAAACTTATTATAAGTCCAACCGCTTCTGGTAAATCTTTAATGATTTATTCTATAGTTAGATACTTTACTACAAAAAATAAAAATACTCTTATCGTTGTTCCAACAACAAGTCTTGTTGAGCAAATGGTCAAAGACTTTTCAGATTATGGGTGGAATTCTGATGATTATTGTCATAAAATTTATTCTGGAAGAGAAAAAGATACTGAAAAACAGGTTACAGTTACAACCTGGCAATCAATTTATAAGTTAGAAAGAAAATTCTTTGAAGATTATGATGTTGTAATTGGAGATGAGGCACACTTATTTAAAAGTAAGTCCCTGATCAATATTATGACCAAGTTACACCACGCAAAGTATAGATTTGGGTTCACAGGAACTTTAGACGGCACACAGACGCATAAATGGGTCTTAGAGGGATTATTTGGACCTTCATATAAGGTTACAAAAACTTCAGAACTAATGGAAAAAGGATTTATTGCAAATCTTGATATATATTGTTTAGTCTTAAAACACAATCCTAAAAAGTTTGAAACATATGAAGATGAAGTTCAATATTTAATTGGAAATGAAAGTAGAAATAATTTTATAAAAAAATTAGCTTTAGATTTAAAAGGCAATACTTTAATTTTATTTTCAAGGGTAGAAGCACACGGACAAATACTCTACGACATTCTAAATAATAATGAGAAGAATAAAAAAGTTTTTTTCATATATGGTGGAGTAGATGTTGAAGAAAGAGAAAAAATTAGAGAAATAGTTGAAAAAGAAAATGATGCTATTATTGTTGCTTCTTATGGAACAATGAGTACTGGAGTAAATATTAAAAATCTTTCTAATGTTATTTTTTCTTCTCCAAGTAAGTCTAGAGTAAGAAATCTTCAATCTATAGGTAGAGTGCTAAGAAAAGGTAAAAATAAGAGTAAAGCAGTACTTTATGATATTGCAGATGATTGTACATATAATTCATATAAAAACTACACTCTAAATCATTTTATGGAAAGAGTAAAAATATATAATGAAGAAGATTTTAATTATGAAATAGTAACAATAAATCTAAAATGAGATATGGAAGAAGAATTTTACGCAACCATAAAGTTTAAAAATGGAGAAGAAGTGTTTACAAAAATATCTTCTTCAGAAGAAAAGAATGAAACTATTCTAATGCTACTTACACCAATAATAGTTTCTGAATCTAAAGATAAGAATGGTTCAGTTATAGGATATAAGGTAGAACCTTGGTTAAAAACTACTAATGAAGATTTAATTATTATTAAAATGGATGATGTTCTAACTATTGTAGAAAATAAATCAGATGAAATGATTTCAATATATGAAAATTACTTAAATAGTTCTCATAGTGAATTTAAAAATTATTCAAAGATAAGTAAAAAGATGGGATATATATCTTCAATTAAAGATGCTATAGAAATGCTAGAGAAGATTTACAATAATAATTCAGAGAATTAGTCTCTAGAGGTTCTTTAATATACTTAAAGAACTTTAAGCTATAATTTATCTTCAAAAGCGACAAGGCACATTATAGTCATTATTTGAGATCAAGTCAAGCTTGCTGAATTATCACTTTTTTGCTAGTATTAACTCAACAATAAATAAAAAACAATAATGGTTGTTATATCTAAAGTTATGTCTGGAAGAAAAAGATCAGTTCATTATGTAAACAATAAAGATTTTTTAAATGCTTTAATTGAGTACAGAAATCAATCAATTGAAATTGCAAAAAAAGAAATACCAGATTTTAAAGTAGAAGATCTTAAAAAGTGGAATAGTCCAAATAAACCAAAAGTTCCCAATTATATTGGTGAATGTTTTCTTAAGATTGCAAATCACTTATCATATAAACCAAACTTTGTAAATTATATGTTTAAAGATGATATGATATGTGATGGTATTGAAAATTGTCTTCAGTATATTAATAATTTTGATCCAGAGAAGTCTCAAAATCCATTTGCTTATTTTACTCAAATAATTCATTATGCTTTTCTGAGAAGAATTCAAAGAGAGAAAAAGCAAATGGAAATTAAAAATAAAATTATTGAAAGGACTGGATATACTGAAGTATTTGAAGGTGATAGTTCAGAATGGTCTAATTATAGTGATTTCAATACAATTAAGGATAATATTCATAACAAGTTGAGATATTGATTGATAATTATGAAAACTGCAAAAGAAAATAGTAGGAGGCAGAAAAAGTGAAGGTGGGTTTAATCTGTGATACTCACTGGGGTGCAAGGAAAGGATCTAAACTCTTCCAAGATTATTTTGAAGAGTTTTATAAAAATGTTTTTTTCCCTAAATTAGAAGAAGAAAATATCAGTACAGTTATTCATTTGGGTGATGCCTTTGATAGTCGTAAATCAATTGATTATCAAAGTCTTGAATGGACAAAAAAGATTATTCTTGAACCACTTTCAAAATATAAAGTTCATATGATCGTGGGAAATCACGATGTATATTATAAGAATACAAATAATATAAATTCGCCTAATCTTTTATTAAAAAATTACTCTAACATTAAAACTTACAGTAATCCAGAAATAGTAAACATTGATAATACTAATATATTGTTTATTCCTTGGATTTGCTCTGATAATGAAGAGATGACCTATAGTCTAGTTAAAACTAGTAAATGTAGTATTTGTATGGGTCATTTAGAACTGTGTGGATTTCAAGCATATAGAGGACATACAATGGAGGAAGGAATGGACTCTTCCATTTTTAAATCATATAAAAAAGTTTTTTCTGGACACTATCATACTCGCTCTGATAACGGTAAAGTCTTTTATATGGGGAATCCCTATGAAATGTTTTGGAATGATGTAGATGATCAAAGAGGATTTGTAATTTTTGATACTGAAACTTTAGAGCATTATTATGTAAACAATCCATACAGTCTTTTTAAGATAATTTACTATTCGGATGATATTCCTCAAAAAATCAATTTAGAAGATTATGAAAATAAAATAGTAAAAGTGATTGTAAGAAAAAAAACTTGTTCTACTAAATTTGAAAAGTTTATTGATAAACTTTATAAGTCTGGAGTTGCTGAACTTAAAGTAGTTGAAAACTTTGAACCTGTAGAAATTGAAGATTTTGATATTTCAGAATCAGAAGACACATTATCAATTTTAAGTAGATATATTGAAGAGTCTGAAGTTGAAATTGATAAATCAAGTATAAAAAATATAATCTTTGATATATATCAAGAGGCTTGTGATATTGTATAATGTATATTTTAACATTAAAAGGAAGAGAGACTGATGGAGCATATTCTGTAATAGATGAACAAGGAGAAAAAGTTCTTTATTTATTTGTTGATGAAGATGATGCGACAAGATTTGCAATTATGTTAGAAGAGGATGATTATCCAGAAATGAGTGTGATAGAACTTGATGATGAATTAGTTGTAAATATGTGTGAAACAGAAGGGTATAGATATACAATTATTACCCAAAATGATATTGTAATTCCACCAAAAGATAATGATTATTTTTCGTAAAATTTCTTGGAAAAACTTTTTAAGTACAGGAAATCATAAAACTGAGATTGATTTTACAGATAGTAAAACTAATTTAATTGTTGGTGCAAATGGTGCTGGTAAAAGTACTATTTTAGATGCTTTATGTTTTTCTTTGTTTGGTCGCGGATTTAGAAAAATTAATAAATCTCAACTTGTTAATTCCGTAAATGATAAAGATTGTTTAGTTGAAGTTGAGTTTGATATTTCAAATCACAAATGGAAAGTAGTTCGTGGAATCAAACCTAATATTTTTGAAGTTTATAAAGATGATAAAATTTTAAATCAATTATATTCTTCTACAGAACAACAAAAGTGGTTAGAGCAAAATCTTCTCAAGATGAATTATAAATCTTTCACACAAATTGTAATTTTGGGAAGTAGCACTTTTGTACCTTTTATGGAATTATCAACTGCAAATCGTAGAGAAGTAATTGAAGATCTTTTAGATCTTAAGATATTTTCTTCTATGAATGGAGTTCTTAAATCTAAAATGCGGCAAATTAAAGATGATGTTAAGGTGTTAGATCTTAAAAAGCAATCTTTAAGTGATAAAATTGAGATGCAACAAAATTTCATTGAAGAACTAGAAAATCGTGGAAAGGAAAATATTAAACAAAAAGAAGAAAAGATTGATGAATTGTGGAAATTGGAGGAAGAACTTGGTAAGAAAAGTGAGAGTCTTGGATATAAAGTTGATGATTTAAACAAAGAAATTTTAAAGTATTCTGAATCTTCATCTAAACTTCGTAAACTAGGAACACTTAAAGGAAAAATTTCTCAGAAGATAAAAAATATTACAGATGAGCATAAGTTTTTTTCTGATAATACGGTTTGCCCAACCTGCACTCAAGATATTGATGAAAAATTTAGATTAAATAGAATTGAGAGTGTCCAAAGTAAAGCAAAAGAACTTCAGTCTGGTTATGAAGAATTAAAAAAGACAATTGATATAGAGGAGAAGAGAGAAAATATATTTAATAATTTAACAAAGGAAATTAGTAAAATTACGAATGAGATTTCTCAAAACAATACTAGAATTTTTACACATCAAAAACAAATCCGAGATCTACAATCTGAAATTCAAAAAATTACCAATCAACTTGAAAATAAAAATATTGAACATAAAAAATTAGAAGAATTTAAAAACTCATTAATAACTGTTTATGATGAGATTTCTTTAAAGAAAGATCAGGTACAAAAGTATGAATTTGTACATTCATTATTAACTGATGCTGGAGTTAAATCTAAAATAATTAAAAAATACTTACCTTTAATCAATCAGCAAGTGAATAGATTTTTACAGATGATGGATTCATACATCAACTTTATTCTTGATGAAGAATTTAATGAAACTGTAGAATCTCCAATATATGAAGATTTTTCATATTCATCATTTAGTGAAGGTGAAAAGGCAAGAATAAACCTTGCTTTAATTTTTGCTTGGAGAGAAGTTGCAAGAATGAAAAATTCAACAAATTGTAATATTATTTTATTTGATGAAGTATTTGATGGATCTTTGGATGGTACTGGAACAGAAGACTTTTTGAAAATTATTCGTTATGTTTTAAAAGATACAAGTGTATTTGTAATTTCTCATAAGATAGGTCTTGAGGATAAATTTGAAAATGTTTATAAAGCTGAAAAAATTAAAGGATTTTCCAGAATTGTTAAACTTTAATTAACCTCTTGATTTATTTTGAATTTTATGTTATAGTTAACTCGTATACATAGATTATTTTTTGAGGATGATTAATGAAAATTTTGAAACTACTTATGAAAGTAGTTTTTCAATGAATTACGATGATGGATGTTTAACATTGGGAAATTATCCACACTCTAGTGGATTTGAAGATGATAAAATTATTTTCGGTGCAGATAGTAAAAATAGCAGTAGTGTAGAAAATAATATGAATGCAAATAAGGTGTTTAAATATAATGAAGAAGAAATTGTGAAAGAACTTCTTGAATATATTCGTGGTACTTATAAACAACATTATTCTTCTGGAGATGATGAAATTCAAACACTTGATTTAATTGGTGCTTGTGGGGATGGTGAACCTTTTTGTCGTAGCAACATTTTGAAGTATGCTTCTCGTTATGATAAGAAAGGAACTGCTCGTCTGGACATTATGAAAGTTATGCATTATGCTGTATTACTAATGCATTTTAATGATAAAAATTCACAACGTGAAACTTATCCTCAGTAATTATGAAATTAAAAGAACAATCAATGAAACTTTCTGAAAATACTTTAACAATTTTAAAAAACTTTTCTGGTATTAATCAGTCAATTCTTTTTAAGGAAGGTAATAAACTTCGTACAATATCAGTAGCTAAAAATATTTTAGCTGAAGCGATAATTACTGAAGAATTTCCAAAGGACTTTGGGATCTATGATTTGAATCAATTTCTAAATGGAATGGGTCTTCATAAAAATCCAGAACTCAACTTTGATAATGATGGATATGTTGTTATTCGTGAAGGGAAAATGCGATCAAAGTATTTTTTCGCAGATCCTAATGTAATTATTACTCCTCCAGAAAAAGAAATTGAATTTCCAACTGGAGATGTTTGTTTTGAACTGAGAACTGAACAATTAGATCGTCTTCTAAAAGCAGCAGCAGTATACCAGCTTCCAGATATTTCTGCTGTTGGTGGAGCAGGGGTAGTTAAATTAGTAGTTCGTGATAAAAAGAACGACACTTCAAACGATTTCTCTATCGTTGTAGGAGAAACTGATAATGAATTTTGTTTTAACTTTAAAGTTGAAAATCTTAAAATTCTTAACGGATCTTATGAGGTAGTTGTATCAAGAAAACTTTTATCTAAATTTGAATCTAAAAATCATAATCTAATTTATTGGATTGCTTTAGAACCTGATTCTACTTTTGAATAATGAAGCATATACTCTTTACACTAAAAGGGTGTATTCCTGAAGAATTAAATGATGAAGGTTTTATCAGGGATGTTATGTATCAAGCATCAAAATGGTCAAAATCTACTTTAATTTCTTTACATTCTCATAAATTTGCTCCTCAAGGAGTTACTGCGATTGCTCTACTTGCGGAAAGTCATATCAGTATCCATACTTGGCCAGAGAAAGGTATGGCGATATGTGATGTTTTCACTTGTGGAGATCATACAAAACCAATGGATGCAGTAGAATATATGAAAGCAGAATTCAATTCTGCTAATATTATTGTAAATGAATTTGAAAGACCACTAGAATGAATATTTTTGTTACATCTTTGTGTCCAACAAAATCTGCTAAGGTATTGCCCGATAAACATATTG